TCTATCTTGACCCAAATGCTGTCACGATGAACCTGACGACTGACGGAGACCACAGATTTCTCTTCTTGGAGAAGTGGGTTTCGGAGGAAGAGCTTGCTCGGCGGGTACCGAAAGGGCATGACGTTTCGGAGCTGAAGGACACCAACACAGGGATTGACAGTCTCATCTTCTGGAACGAGGCGCGGGATCTCTACCGGCTGATGGAGTGCTGGTATTTCAAGTTGCTTGAAACTTACTGGTTCGTGAACCCTCTTTCTGGAAGAGAAGAAGGCTTGATCAAAGAGGACTTCCTGAACTTCAAGAAGGCTGTCATCCAGGGAGTACCGCTGGACCAGCAGGGGCAAGAGCTTTTCCAGATGACACCGGAGCAGTTCCAGGAGTGGGAGGCTTCTTCTGTCAAGAAGAGTTTCAAGAAATGGGTCTACTATACTATCTTCTCAGGAGGGATTGTCATCACCAGGGAAAGAAGTCCTTTGAACTGGGAGGGTTTCCCTGGGATTCTCTACGGTGCTTATAAGGATGACAACAAGAACACCTGGCTTTCCGTGATTGAAACTATCAAAGACCCACAGCGCAGTCTTAACACCCTAATGCGACAGTTGGTTTATTTACTACAAACACTTCCGAAAGGCATTCTAATTCACGAAACCGGGGCTATCGTAGACATTGAGCGTTACGAGCAGCACAGTGCCGAACCTAACTTCCATATGGAAGTTGCTCGTAGCATGATAGACAAGGTTAAGTTCCAGACCCAGGGAGCAATCTCGCAGGTCTATCAGCAACTGATAGGGATCTTCTTAAATGCTATCAAGAGTGCGTCTGGAATCCATGATGACTTGATGGGGATTGAAACGTCTTCGAGAGAGGCAACGAGCACACTGCGGGCGAGACAGCAAACGAGCTTCGCGGTGCTCTATGTTCTCTTTGATAACTTCAGGATCTCAAGGTTCAGGGAGACAAAACTACTGATGACCTTGATCCAGCAATATGTCACAGAGCCTGAGTGGATTAGAATCACTGGGCAGAAGGGTATCCAAGTGATGCAGATCAACAGCCAGATTAATCCTGGAACACAGGGTTTTAACGATGTGACAGCCATAGAGTATGACATCGAGGCTGACGAGATCACGGAGACGACTTCTATCAGGATGATGATTGCAGCATTACTCGCGGAGTTCGCGCACAACAACCCGAACACTATCCCGCCGACAGTAATGCTTGAGTACATGAACATTCCCTTTAGCGTCAAGCAGCAAGTTCAAGCTTATTGGGAACAGCAGCAGAAACTGCAACAGGAGCAAGCTGATAGAGAATACCAGCTTCAGCTTCTGCAGATGGGCGTCCAAGTAGACGCTAATAAACAGAAGGAAAAGGAGAAGAAAACCAATGACAGAAACAGCAGAAGTAAAGATTGACGAGTTGGAAAGTGCGTTGGCTGGGAAGATTGGAGGCGGGGATGAAGAAGACAAGCCTGTTGATCCTCCTGTTGATGACAAGAAGGAACCTGAAGCACCGAAGGAAGAGAGCCCATCAGAACTGGACCAGCTCAAGCAAAGCAACGAAGAGATGCGGCAGATGCTGCTGGATCAGAAGCGACAGAACGCTCGGTTGGAAAGTCGCCTTAACAGACTCTCCCGGCCGAAGACAGTAGAGAAGGAACCAGTCGAAGACGACGACGATGACGAGGTTAAGCCGAAGGCTAAGACAGAAGCAAAGCCTTCTGAGATTGAAACCTTGGAGTCAGAAGTCAAAGCACTCCATGATAGCAAGGATAGTATCTTTGACATGCAACTGGATGTCATGTCAGAAAGCAAGCGCTATAGTGATGTCCTGGACGTATGCTCCGACAGCAACATCTCTGACATCATGGACGCTGCTACGAAACAGGTCGCAAAGGATCAGAACATGGACTATCACGCTGCTTCCCTCTCCGTCGAGAAGTTTGTGTGGAGTCAGAAGAATCCTTATAAATATCTCTATGGCCTCATCAAGGAGTACCATCCTAAGTTTGTCAAGAAGGCTGGCCAAGACGCGAGCACGGCTGACAAGACTGACAAAGGAAAAGAGAAAGAAAAACCCAAAGCACCGAGCAGCATTGCTTCTGTGCAGGATGACGGAAAGGTAAAGGGAGGCTGGTCGTCAGCGAAGATTGACGCCATGCCTGAAGGGGAGCTTCACAAAGTCCCCAGAGACATCTACGAGAAGTATCTTGCAAATCAACTTGATTAAAGAGGAGTTTTAAAATGGCCGATCCGAAAACAAGAATTCTGTCGAATGACGCGTTGACCAGGAAGAAGTGGGCGCGGGATCTGTTCTCTGTGATCCTTCCTGGGACTGAGTTTAACTATCTTACCGGGACTGGCAAAGACGCCGTGATCCAGATCAACACGGACCTTTCCAAGGGAGAGGGTGAGGAAGTTACCTTTGGGATTCGTCTGCCCCTGACTGGGACTGGCCGCGTTGGCTATGACGTTGTGGAAGGCTACGAAGAAAAAATCAACTTCCGGAACTTCAAGATGACTATTGAAGAGCTGAACCATGCGGTGGATACTGGTGGCCGGATGGAAGAGCAGCGTATTCCTTACGACCTGATGAAAGAGGGCAAAGACGGTCTTCAGGAATGGTGGATCAGTCGCTTGAATGGCCTTGCTATCAATACCCTGGTCGGGAACTCTGCTTACGAGTTCTGTGGGCGCCTGATGTCCAGCTCTACCACGGCCTTCGCCCAGGTGATCTCGGAGCCTACCAGCAACCACCACATGTTCCCGAACGGGAAGACGTCAGAGGCGACTATCACCGCGGCTGACACCATCGACCTGTCTTTCCTGGATGCTATGAAGCAGCGCGCGGAGATCCCGCTGACGAATAGCTTCAAACTGCGTCCTCTGGCCCTGAAGGGGAAGTCCTACTTCCGCGTCCTGATGCACAACTACATGTTCGAGATGCTGCGGCAGAACACGAACCCTGGACAGTGGGGTGACTTGCGTCGCGCCGCGGGTCAGTTCGCTATGCCTGAGGTCGAGATCGAGTACAACGGAATGCTGGTCACCAAGTCTGAGTATATTCCCCGGACTGTCGTAGGTGACGATGACTACTCTGGCGTCTACCGATGCGTTCTTCTGGGTGCTCAGTCCGCCGTGTGGGCCTGGGGCGGCGCGGGGGAGAGCAAGTCTACCACTATGGCCTTCGTTCCCTATACCAAAGACGCAGAGCGTTTCGTGATGATTCGTGGCGGTGGTATCTTCGGTATGAAAGCTGTCACCTTCCCGATCTCCGGTGACTATGGCCGGGTGGTCGGCTCGCTGTGGGCGAAGAAACTTGACTAAGGCAAAAGGAGAGTATCATGGCTGTTACTAATTATCTTAGCACAGCATCTGCCGACGGTCAGAATCTGCGACTCTTTCGTTCCAAGCTTGCGCAAGATCCTGAAGCTGGGACCTACCCGATGATCCAGATCCCTAGACATGCCTTCCTCACGGATGTCTGGATTGCTATCACTGAAGTGGGAACCAGCAACACGATCACCCTGGGCTTGACTGGGAACAACGACACAGCGGATACTGACTACCTGATGAAGGCCAGCGAGGTTGAAGTCCTTGCTGTCGGCATGCAGCGTGCGGCACTTTTCCCTGGAAAGTGGTTCGAGGATGGGGCTGGTCAGATCACAATGACCGTTGGGACAACGCAAACAACTGGGAAGTTCATGGTCTTTGCGAACTACTACGTGATTTTCTAACACGAAAGGAATCTAGAAATGGCTATTCTTGATCTTCGGCAGAATGATGAAAGAACGGTAGTTGGGTCGAGCCCTTACTGGGTGCGGTCTGCTGCCCTGACGATTGCCTCTGTGAACACTGATGCAGTGTTGTTCTCCTTCCCGGCGAAACGTGGGAAGATTGTTTGCGTTCACCAGGCTGCGTTCGAACTTGTCACCGCTTTCAACGGAACCAGCGCAGCGATCCTGATCGGTATTGGGACTATCGCCACGGATGCTATCACCACCGGTGGAGCCATCGCAGTCGTAGACGCCGACGAGTTCTTCGAAGCAGCGGAAATTACCGAGGCGACCCCTGGGTGGTACTGGCCGACTGCTTCCAACCTGTTCGACGCTTTGGAGCTGAGTGCTCCGCTGGTTATCACCCCGGCTGACGCAGACGTTCCTATCGTCTACGCGAACTACACTGCGACGGCAGGGACAGCTACCACAGCTCTCGGGTATCTTCACATGCTGATCTCTGAGATCCATTAACCGTCAACTGTCATTCATTTTATGAAAAGCTCCTGGGGGATTCGGTAGTATGAAACGATCAGAATTAAGAGCAGCCCTGGCTGACACCATTCAAGACCCGAGCTACAGTGCTGACGACCTGAATAGCAAACTCTACCAAGCTGCCCTGTACATCTCTGGGATCGTTCTAATCCCGGACTTCAAGCGCATTGGTTCAGTTGCTACTGTCGCCGCGCAGCCTTGGGTCTCCCTCGCCAGCATGACCGGTGGCTTCAGTGGTAGAATCTCTCGCTTCCACAAGAGCGGGATCAAGATCTACCCGAGCCTAGACCTCTTGGTCGACGCTTATGCTGGCGAGACTGACAACGAGGAGTTGACTCTTGCTGGAGAAGTGGAGGCTGTTGCTCAGGAGGGAAACATCCTCTGGTATCAGAAAGTTCCTGCGGTGGCAGAGTCGCTGGTCTTGACGTACTACCGGAATCCCCCGGCTTTCGAGAATGATAACAGTGTCCCGGACTACATCCCTGAATATCTTCACCAGAAAGTCCTCGTGAACGGAGCGGCGTTCTTGATCTTCTCCGAGATCGAGGATGACATTGACGAGGTGAAGATTAACAGGACTGTCAACTACAACGAGTCCTTCAACGAGGACAAGAGGGATTCTGGAGTCAACAAACTGCGTGAGTGGATTTCCAGGAATAGGATTCCTCACATCAGTAGTCGTTGGAGTGTGTAACTATGGAACAGAAGGAATTTCAAAAACTGATAACGAATATCACTGTGGTGTTGCACAATTACCTGGTCTTGGCGAAACAGTCCGGGAGAATCACCCTGGTCCTGGATGCCGAAGCTGGGATTCCAACACAGTGCGTCGTGGCAAATTCTCTTAAGCTTGACTTGTCAAAGCTGAAGGAAGACTAGCATGGGAAAGAAAGTTCCTCTTTACAGGGCATCAGCAGGGTTGAACGTCAAGGTAGACCCGGTGAGGATTCTCTATGATCCTGAGAAAGGGATCGTGGATCTCCAGGCCTGTTCAAACGTGGAGCTGGATAGAACTGGGAGACTCAAGAGAAGGAAAGGCTACACCAGCATCCTCTCAGGGTCTATGCACAGCATCTTTTCCTGCGGAAACTACGCTCTGGCGATGTGGAATTATCTCTCTCAGCATTACCTGATCTGGATTGACAAGGTGGGAGCGAATGGACTGATAGTGGAGCTTGCTCACTACAATGCTCCGCTGTGCTATGCTAGGGTCGGAAGCCGAGTCTATTACTCCAACGGATTCGAGAAAGGATTCGTGGAGAATAAGACAGCTTACTCATGGGCTGCAGGGAGCTACGTTGGAAAGGACTCGACCAAGACAGTCTCAGATCCCCCGGCTGGACACCTGATGGAGATCGCTTTCGGCAGAATGTGGATCGCGGTGGACTCTCTGCTTTACTACTCGGAGGCCTTCGCGTACAACCAGTTCGACCTGGCTCGCTGTATCATCCAGAACCAGGGAAGGCTTTCGCTCCTGAAGGCTGTCCAAGATGGCCTCTATGTCAGCGACACAACCGGGGTCTACTACTGGCATGGGAAAAGTCCAAGGGAGCTAGAGGTCTTGAAAGTCTCCTCTGATTCTGCGATCCAGGGGACGACTGTCCCGGAGCTTGTTTCTGGTCTCTCCCTGGGACTCCAAGACCCCTACCTTTACTGCCTCTTCCTGACGACTGGAGGTATTTGCTGTGGAGGGCCGCAGGGGCGTTTCATTAATCTAACCGAAGAGAAGCTGGCTTATCCAAGGGCCATGTCTGGCTCGGCAGTTCTCAAGGGCAACGATAATATTCTATTTCTACTCAACAGCTAGGAGGAATCAAAGATGACACTTCGAATTTCTACAGGATTGCGGAATGCACTGCTTGAGACTGCTGCTTTTAAAGTGGCTATGGCAGACGGGATTATTGACATTTACTCTGGGAGTCAGCCCGCGGACGCGGACACAGCGGAGAGTGGGACGCAACTTGTTCGGATTACCGTTGCTTCTGGCGCTTTCGTCTCAGGTGTAGCCACTAATGGCTTGGAGTTCGGGACTGCTTCTGGTGGCAGTATTGCCAAGGCCTCTGCAGAAACCTGGTCTGGTGTTGGCTTGGCAACCGGTACCGCCGGATGGTTCAGGTTCTACGCGAATACTGTCGTCACCGGTGGGAGCACCACGGCAGTTCGCTTCGACGGAGCTATCGCTACCAGTGGAGCACAGCTCAACCTATCTAGCACCACCATCACCCTCTCCGCCACACTCACGATCGACGCCTTTACTATGACCATGCCGGCTGCGTAGCAACTAACAGAAGGTGGTGGATTAGGAGTATCATTCTACTCCACCACCACTGGTAGGAGAGAATATGGTATATACTATTTATTTAAATAAGCGCTATAGAACTAGATATTTTTCTGCCGACACAACATTAACTTATGTCATATTAAACTTTCCGGGTACAGAAAGCGACAAAAAATATACTATCAGTGCAGTAATTGCTTATTGTGGTCTAACACATAAGCAATTATATTTTAACGATCAAGAATCAACAACTGTATCGTATAATTATGTGCATACAGATATAACTGCATTTAATATTCCTCGCGGCAGTATTTTTTACTTTACTTTTTATGTGACAGGCGATTTTCCTTTGTACGAGTTTGAAAGTCTGTACACTACAGACGCTACAGATGAAATTGAAGATATTATTATTTTAAATTACCCAATTGACTATCAAGGTAATCAAGTATTTATTAATCCTGACAACCCGCAAAGTATCCCAATTAGTGTTTATGGAGGAGATACTTCAGGTGCTTCTGCAATTGAATTGCCAATTGGTAGTTTATGTAATCCTAGCAACGATTTTTCAGCATCTTTAGGATTGTTTACTTATATAGATTACTATTCTTCTGTGCCTGATAGGCCTTTCCCAGGTGTTGGTGGTATACCACTATATGAAAGGTACGATCAAACAAACAGTGAATTTAAAATTAACTTTGACGATTACGCAGAAAACGATAGTCTCGACACAACGTATTTTAGAACTAGTGCTTCTTCTACTACAGCACCTCATATTACAGGTGCTGATAAACTGAGACTATACGACAGAACAAGTATAGCAGCAGCCTTTACTACTGAAGCTTACGCAAGATATTTTGTAGGTGATTTTAATATTGAAGTACAATTTGATAGGCCTGCAGGGCAAGACCACATTAGAGGAATCTTTGTTCTGGACACATATGCAGACTATAGTATTGTAGTTCGTGCGGATTACTACTATTCTGGGACAGATAGTAAACCTTATGTAGGTCATTATAGCGCTGGCGCATCGGCAGTGCATAGTTATGTTACTACTGGCTTGACTGTCACAAGCACCAGGTTTCGTATAATTCGCAGTGGATACAATTATAGTGTCGAATGTGCTGTAAACGGTGGAGCATACACTACTATACAAACCTGGGAGTGGATTATAAATTATAACTTTTGGCCGTCCTTGATGTCAGACAACGGCGGCTTTACAAGTATAGCAGGTTACTATATTGATGTGCCTATGTTGACATATGACAGCAGTACACACTTCTACGCTTTTTCTGAATTTGCTACAGGCCTAAGTTTTTTAAGTTCTTTTAACTACACAGAACAACCTGTATTTTTGATTCTTGATGACTGTACTATAGAATGTAATTTTACTAAAGTATCTTGTACAGATTATATAAGCTTATCTATTCTAACAACATTGCAGCTGGACTGGTTTAACGGCTATATTTATTCCCTTATAGATGATTCTATAACAGCAGTAGATGATACCATATTAGATGTTCGCGTCGTTGTCTATAATACTAGGCAAGATAGTGATTTTGCTGATGTAGAATACTTTGTTAAAAATCTTGCTGGTACTTTTGTTTCAGTTGGTGTAACTACAGTGGGCAACTCCCCGACGGAAGAATTTCCTTATGCTGGCGCAGTTATGTTGTTCTGCCGACGTAAGCATACAGGCACTTCTGAGGTATTGTTAAATTCAATAACAACTACTGGAAACGGTTTTTATTTAGCAACAGAACAATCTTTAATTATTACGCATACAGGTATTTATAGCAGCATTTTACCAAGTATTACATGTGTAGCATCAGGCACAAGATTTATTGGAGAGCACCAAGGGCATATGAGCTTACCAAATCTTATTATAGGCGGGTATCAAACTAATAATGAACGTGCAGATATAATAATGCCAGTATTAAATTGCACCGGAGAATTAAGGTATCAATATACTAATATAATTTTACCAAGTTTTTCCTTGGGTGGTGGTACTGCTAACTGGGCAATTATAAATTTACCAAGTCTCACATGTGATTTAACAGCTCAGTATGCTTATGCTATTATTGGTTTACAACCTTATCTAACAGCATTGTCCTTTATACAAGGCACACCTAATAGTATAATGACAGTATTAAAACCTACTATACTTATCAAGGATCATCCAGATATACTTAGTTTAGCTGACACTCTTTTCTGGAGAATGTAAAATGTCTGATAATGATAAAATAGTTGCTGCTTTACTCTATACAAGGAATAATATTGCAGTAATAACGGACACTATTGGATTTAATAATACAGATTATTGGATGGACCCTCGCGGGGTTCTTTACTATGGGAGAGGGGACAGCGAGGATTATGCCTTCCTGGTTCACTCGCTGCTCCTAGCTGGAAGTGTTCCCTCTTTCAGGCTGAGAACTTATTTTGGCTATAAGTCCGGAGTGGAATATTCTTGGCTAGCTTACAAGAGAGACCTGGATGAGCAATGGGTGATCCTGGACGCTCCAGCAAGCGCTGTCGTAGACGTAGACACCCTCCCGCTTGCTAGCGCAGGAAGCAACTACACAGATCCCTGGGCTTACCTGACTGACACAGCCTACGTTGTGGTGCATCCTTCTGAGGTTGGAAGTACTTATAATCAAAACGTTGCTAGCAATAATCTCCCAAGTCTAATTTGCTCTGTGACAGCAAGACTTGTTCTCACAGCTGAGATTGTCTTTCCAGTCTTCACTATGGAAGCCTTTGGTGGTGGCTTGGCTTCCATGTCTTTGGGGGTTATGACAGTCTCTGCTACGGGGCTTAGCTCTTTGATAGCTTCTGGAGTTGTTGCTCTACCAAGACTAACTATTATAGCAACAGGAAAGTCTGGAGTTCTTGCTACTCTCTCGCAAGCTCTTCCAGTGTTGTCTCTCGCGGCGTTTGGTTTTGAAGCTGTCACGACTTCTGCAGCAGCTACTCTTCCCAGACTTTCCTGTTATTCAGTCGGGTCTTCTGTCTTGTTCGATGATGACTATATTCTTCGCTTCCAGTAAACATTCATTTATTGAATTACAGTAGGAGGGTCCATGGCTACCTTGGGATTATGCTTTACTAGGAATGTCGGAGTAGTTCAGCAGAGTAGACTTTCTTTTAATTCTCTCTGCAAATTGGATGATGGAACAGTCCTAGGAGTCTCCACCTCCGGAGCTTTCATTCTTGACAACGGGCACACGGATGCTGGAACAGCTATCTCAGCTTTCCTTGAATTCGCCATGACAGACCTCGGGGTTGCTAAGCAGAAGACTCTGCGAAAAGCTATCGTGGGTTTGGAAGCCCTGGGAAACATGAAGATCTCTGTCAAGTCGGATGAAGGCAGCTTCGTGGAGCGGGACCTAGACTGTGACATTGATAGCGCCCGTGGTGAGGGGGTAGTTGCTCCTCTCGGCAGAGCTATTCGTGGAAGGTACTTCACTGTCAAGATAGCAAACACCCTGGGTTGCGACTTTGCTTTGAACGCAATTGACTTGGATGTTCAAGTAGGAACGCAGAAGGCAGGGAGAGTTCACTTCTTTGGGAGTGTGCTTGCTGAAGATCTCCCAAGTCTTTCACTGGAAGGAACCGGGCTATGAGAATCTTTTCTGGAAACTCCGGGGACATTCCTGAGATTAAATATTGGCTGTCAAAGCACAAGGCTATGATGGAAGCCCGGGAGCTACAGAATTTCAAGACAACCGGAAGTCTCAGAGATGGAAGAAAGTATTCTATCTCAAGTATAGAGGGTGTTGATAATATAGTAGTAGCTCCGGACATTAAAAAGAAACCTCTTTCCGCCTTCAAGCTTCCAGAAAATCTCTCGAACAGAGCTTTAATCTACACAGCAGCAGCGGACCAGGAGTATTACCCGCCGGAGAAATATAGTAATCTTACCAGACTTTGGGGAAGTCCTGTTGTTTCTGCTGGGGCGCTTCCAAGTCTGGAATCTTATTCCCTGATATTTATAGCTTCTCCAGTCAGACTTTTTACTGAGGACGAAATTGCAAGACTGCTTGCGTGGAAGGAAAGAACGAACGGAAAAATAATTCTTCAGCTTGGTTTAACGAGCATTCCAAGTCATCTGAATTCTTTTGCTGCACTTAGTATTTATCCTGACGGTACAATACTACGCAGTATGAATACACTCCTGACTGCTTTGAACAGTTTTTTAAGAATAGTTCCTATGTGGTATCTACGACCGAACTTTAACACGGCAGGCACTTCTTTTAATTACTA